AGTAGTGATGTGTCCTACGGTAGTGTCTTGTGTTTTCATATCGTGTATTTTTTATCGTTAATTCGAAGACAAGGGCGCCTTCGATAAAAGCACTACGGCAGATTATCTATAGCGAGTCAAGGGATATTCTCATTCTACTGCACGCGCCTATGCTAGTAGCTTTATAGATATTTAGACGAATTCGACATCGTCGTCGTCGTCGTCGTCGTCGTCGTTTAGCCAAGTTCTATCGTCGTCGTCGTCGTCGTCGTCCCAATCGATATCGTAATCCTCGCCGGCTCGCTCTTCCTTTAGCATATCGAGAGCTTCTATATAGAGGGCCCTCTCTACTAAAGTATTATTCGATTCGTGCCAAACGGTTCCGTCCTCATACTGAACGACTATCGCGAAGTTAGGAAAGTGTTCTCCTAAGATAGCCTTAGCTTTTTCGTATGCTTCTTCTGTCGCCTGCATCAATAATAAATTGTATGTTAATCTATCAAAGTGCATATTCGATAATCTTATTAGCCGCTTCGTATTCGTCGGAAGCGTCGCAGATTAGATCGATCTTAGATACGTCTATAGGTTGCTCGCTCGCGTGTTGGTCTTCTCCGTATTTATGTCCGTCTCTCTCTAATAGGATAACAGATCCTCCTAGATTAGAGACCCAGTCCGCTTCGTTATCGAATCTACAGTCGTCGATTATTATTATCGAAGCTCCTTCCGACTCTGCTTTATCTAGTCTCTTAGACATTGCCCAGAGCCAGATGTCTTCGCTAACCATTCGTCGCCCCCATTCCGTTCCTAGAGTCTGGAGGAGTTCTCTCGCGCTCTTTCCTAATCCTTCTATCGGCTTTTCTTTAAACGATTGGTGAAGTAGATTTATACTATCGATTCCGATAGATCCTAGCATGGCTCTTATCGGATCTGCGAAAGACATTATATATACTATCTTATCTACGTTATCCGATATAGCGTTAGCGACAGTAGTCTTTCCTACAGTCTTCGGTCCAGTTAGGGCTATAATTTTCATACGGTTTTAAAGTGTCTAGTTAGAAGTCCTTCGCTCTTATGATACTCGAACGCGCTCGCTCCTTTCTGCGATCCGATATATCCAGAGTTCGCGTGCCAAGCGTCCGTAGCGCAGAGAGCTTCGAGATACTCGACGACGAGGCCACTCTGCTCATCGACTATAACGGGAGCGATCGTCTTCTTATGGTGAACGTGTCCGCATTTTAGATGTCGATACTTAGTCGATCCCCATTCTTTCGCGAACTCTGCCGCTATAATTAAAGGCCACTTCGAAGAAGGAACTCGATCTCCGTGAGCCCAGACGAGGAGATTATCTCCCCAGATAAGATGCTTACGAGGATTAGGATTCGTTTTAACTTCGATATTAGGACAGTTCGAATAGAAAGCTTCTAGGACTCTTCCTAGCCATAATTCTGAGTGAGCGGAGTGGTTACCCTCGAGGACGACGATCTCGACGCTAGGGGCTATTCTCGCAGCGATATCGACGCATTCTCGACAGGCAGCGATAATATAATCTACGATCCGATGATAACGACTATCCGCGTCTAGGACGTGCCCGCTATAAGGAGTTTGATTAGATCGATTATCGACGTGTAGCATATCTCCTCCGAATACTAGAACGCATTTACTAGGACTATCCGCTCGATCCGCGAGAGCTTGCGTAGCTTCGATCATTCGACGCGACGCTATATCGCAGTCGTAGTTCTTATCTAAAGTCTCTCTCTCGTCCGCATACATTCCTACGTGCGCGTCGTAGATATCTATCTCGAATAGGATATCATCTTTAGATCTCTTCTTAATCTTAGGAGCTTCCCCCTTTCCTCTAGCTTGGTCGCAGAGTCCTTCGACTATGTCATTAAGAAGATCGAGAGAAGGAAACTGTCTCCTCCATTCCTGAACTACTTCCCCTTCGGCGTTATATTGAACAGTAGAGTTCCTTATCTCGAGATGACTAGGCGTCGGAGCTTTAGATCGCCAAGGAACTTCTCCTATGGCCTCGAGTCTTTTAATTGTCTTCCGCAGACCACCCTTGTCTATTCCTAGACTTCTGGCAGCTTGGCTGTAATTCCCATACAGCAGGTAAGCATCTAATGCCTCCTGTTGTTTTTTCGTCATAAATAGAGTTAGGACTCTTCGATTATTTAACCTGCGAAGAGCCGAAGTAAAAACCGACGATCGCTAGAGCCGCCTGTCTAACTTCTGGAAGGATAACGTATCCGCCAACCTGATCCCACTTTACGGTTTTAAATAATCCGAAGATCCCACCAGTCTCTCGATTAACGCTTACTCCGATATCGGTAAAAGCGACGATAGTAGGAACGACGACGATAGCGAATAGGACGACGCACGTAATAAGGCGACGCATTAAAGCTCCTCCTCTAGCTGCAGCTTCATTCGCGGATACGTCCGCTACTTGCTGCTTCGCTAGAGTCTGCTCGAATAATCGAGCTTGTGTCTCCGCTTGGTTAGCGATCATCTTCATTACGAATCCGCTAAGTCCTCCTCCTAGCATTGCGATTAGTTCTGGTGTTATCATTTTATTAGTCCCTTCGTAATTTTAATAATCGAAACTATCATATAGACGAGAGTGGCTAGACCGACCATAAGGCTGACTACTTCGTTAATCGGAGCGAGTCCGATCGTAGCTAAAAAGCCTCCTGTGCCGATGAATGATTTGTAGATTACTTCGTCCATGTTACGTCTTCTGGTGGTAGATAATAAGTTCGGTTACAGGTGCGCCATAGTTTGGGCTGCTTGAAATACTACGCGCGTAATAAACTGAGGGTTGAATTAGGATGTGATAATTTAAAGTGGTTATTCTGGTTCCGCTCTGTAAGACCCAGTGACGATAAAATCAAAGCTCCTTCCTGAGCCTTCAGTAAAATCAAATGGGTGAACTGTGAAATCGGTCGAAGATATTCTATCAGTATTACTCCCGACTCCAGGTGTAGATCCTCCGTCTATAAATCTCTCAAACCATATATAGTCGTTACCGCTAACTAACGAACCAGTAATGTTATCGTTACCCAAATTAAGCCAACCCTTAAGTGGTCTAATTTCCATATTATGATTTCCCAATGCTTCATAAGGTAGTCCTACTAGTCGCCAGTTTTTAGTCGATGTCTTCCATGCGGTATTAAAGTTAGAGATCGAAATGTTTATATTGATCTGAACCAAGTCTCCTATCCGAACATAGTTTGCCTGTCTGACGAAATAATCATTCTGAACGACAGTGCCGTCACCGCTTTCAAGCGTAGGATAGAAAAAGCCTTCTGAATAATGGTTCAAAAAAGAGCCGCCTAGCCCTAGTCTCATTCCTGCACCTTCTGGAAAGTTTAGAGACAACGCAGTTGGCTCGTGCTGGAACTTCCATCTCTCATCTAGTAAATTAGATGGGCCGACGTATAGGACACCATCTACTTTCTCTAAGGCACCTTTTCTATTCTCGGCCGTAGATTTATCTACCATCTCTAGGACTGCATTTTCGTCAGGAGACTTGTCTGCAGTAATAGACAGCTTATCTAGAATCGTAGGCTCAGGAAAAGACTCTAAGAAGGCCGTAGCGGAAGGAGGAATCGAAGGACTAACAGGAATCGATCCAGTAAAGTTATGTCCGATAACTTCTCCGTTAAGAGTTACTCTAGCCTGTAGGACTGTCTGAACAGTTCCGTCCGAATCCGTTAGCTCTACTTCGAAGAAAGTTTTTACGGACGGATTAGATCCTAGAAGATCGTAGATACCAGAAGTAGCTAGAGATAGAGTTCCTCGAACTCCGTTACCGCTTATATTGGTAAAAGTCTTAGTGAACGCTGCAGGGTTTTGATATATCCGCCAGAGCCAAGTTTCCTTAGTCGTAGCGTCTCCTGTAACGAGTTTCGTTACGCTAACAGTGCTACTAGGAGTTAGTAGTCGCGAATCGATAGCAGGAATAGTCTGAGCTCCTACTCCTTCGAATTGAATCTTAAAAACGAAATTAGCTAACTCCGTTACTGTCGCGGAAGCTACTACAGAATCGATAATAGTCTCTAGCTCAGATGCGCTATGGTTGTAGTTTAAAGTGTTGGTCGTATCTATCGAGTAAGTTCCGCTCGTAGGCCTAGCGTCTAGATCTCCGATTCCTACTCTTACTTCCGAGTAGTCCTGTATATTTAGGAGTCCGCTCGTTCCTGTAAGGAAGAGATCTAAGACCAAAGCATCGCCAGAAACAAACTGCGCGAAGTCCTGCTTTCTTAAATCTGTTACGCTCCGCGCTCTAGCCGTAGTTAAGTCGTCGGAGTCGAAGTTAATAATTATAGACTGTCCCATTTAAAAAGCTCTCCGTGTCAATTATTCCTGCCACGATTCGTGGCTCTTAACGTGTTCGATAACCTCCTCGAAAGTCTGCTCTAGATCGATAGGAGGAGTCCAGCCAGCTAGATAGATCTTACTACTATCGAGAGCGTAGCGTAGATCGTGTCCTGCTCTCGTTTTATGGAAGTCTACGAAGGTGTATTTTAAGGGCTTATCCATCTTATCCGCTACTCTCTTAGCTAGATCTAGATTCGTAATCTCCTCGAGTCCCGCTATATTGAACTTAGTCATTCGAGTAAACTGCTCTCCGTAGGAATTAAAGTCTACTTCGTTTAGCATAAAGAGCCAAGCGTCCGCTAAGTTTCGACAGTCGATATACATCCTAGATCCTACTTTATCTGGCTGTCCGTGAACGGTGACTACTTCGCCCTTATAGACTCTCGAGACGATCTTCGGAAGATACTTCTCTGGATCCTGCTTCGTTCCGATCATATTCATACAGTGCGTTATCGCTATCGGAGTTCCGTAAGTCCTCCAGTAAGCGAAGCAGAGCGCGTCCTGCGCTGCTTTAGAAGCGGCGTAAGGATTAGACGGAGCGATAACGTCCCATTCGTGATGGCGGTGATCTCCGTAAGCAGATCCGAATACTTCGTCCGTCGAGCAGTGAATAAACTTCTCTAAGCTAGGAAGCTCTCGAGCGAACTCTAGGATGTTTCCTATAAGTCGAGTATTCGACTCCCAGACGTAGATCGGATCTTCGATCGAAGTATCGACGTGCGAGATAGACGCGCAGTTAATAATATAGTCTACTTCTCCTATTCTCGTCTTAGTTCTCTTCGATATCGGAGAGTTTAGATCGTGGCAGATCATAGAGTATCGAGGACTAGTCGAGACTCGCTCCGCATCTCCCATATGACGAAAGGAATCGAGTCCGATTATATTCCAGTCCGTATTTTTAATCACCCAATCTACGGTATGAGATCCGACGAATCCTGCGCTTCCTGTTACTAGTAGTGTCTTCATATAAATTTGTGGAACGGAACTCTCCTATAGCGAAGATGTCCTTTAGTCTCTCCTTCTGGTTCGTGATAGCTCTTTAGGACTACGAGCCCTTCCTTCTCGTCTCTTACGATGTGATCGCAAATCGTATGCGTTATGCAGCAGAAGCGTAACCCCTCTGGGTGCCACTTCCTCCAGTTAAGATAGAGATCCTGAGTTCCTCCTCCGTCATATCCGTCAAAGTGAGCGAGAGCTGCGGCCTTATAACTCATTAGAGTGCAGCCTAAGCCAGTCCAGTCCGTCTCGATTACCGCTCCTCTTCCTGTTCCGACATGGCTATTATCTAGCCAGCCTCTACGTCTCCACTTCTTCGCATTTAGCTCGAAGACGTTTCCGATAGGAGGGCACTTCTTAATTCTCTCGTAGATACGCTGCAGCCTTTTATTTTCCTTCTCGAAAGACTCTCTCGATATATCTTTATCCTTTAATCTATTCTCACAGGACTCTAGTAAGATCTTTAGCTTACTAGGAAGAACTCTCTCCTCTGGTAAAAAGTCTTCCGCTATAGGATGCGTATAGCTTCCGTATCCTCCTAAGAAACTTCCTCCGCCCTGAGAAGGATAAGTAACGAAAGCTACGTCGTAGTATCCGTTATCGAATCTAAGCATATCTAGAGAGACGGATAGAGCGTTATGCGGAACTAGAACGTCCGCTTCTACGCTCCAGAGAAAGTCGCATCCCCAGTTACGAGCGCGATCGAATCCTACGGACTGAAGAGTAGCTATAAGGATCTGTCTATCCTTCTTATAATGTTCGCCGCTTTCCTCTAGATCGATAGATAGCACATCTCGATCGAATCCTTCCGTCATGTTCTCGATCTTCTTCTTACTCTCGTTATCTGTAACCAAAACAAGTTTATGCTCTATATCTTTAGAAGCGTAATTCATCGCGCATCTAACTCTTCTTAGACACACTTCTAACGGATCTAGATAGGATTTAGTAGCTACGATTACAGTCGCTATTTTCATTAGTTTTGTGCGTGATCGAATACATTTAATGAGTTTATAGAATCCGCTACTAAGACAGAAGTGTTAGGAGCGAAGATCATCGAGTTGGCTGGAAGCGTTATAGAACCAAAGTAATACTCGTTATCGAAGTCTGTCGAGTCTTGGCTAATAAGTGAGGATCCATTCGAGCCGAATGCGTAAATACTAGCAGGAGGAACTTGGCCGCTATAGATATAGAGTCCTTCTTCGTCCGTAAATTTAGCTCCTCCGTGTATAACCTTACTCGAAAAGAATCCTGCTCCGTCCGTGCTAAGAATCCTTACGCGAGTTCCGTTATTAAAGTCGTTTCCTAATTGGCATTTAACTACTCCTTTTAATCCACTAGAGTAAGACTGCGTAGTCCTAGAAGAATCGTCTCCAGTAGAATACTTACCAGTAGTCGTGAATTGAATTATAGAACTGCCGCCTCCTTCTAAACTTAAATGATAAGGCATAGACTCGAACTGCGTAAAGATGCTTCCGTATTGTTCGTCTGGGAAGAAAGACATATATCGATTTAAGCTTACGTCTAGATCTAAGGGGAAGCCTGCGCTGTCAGTATAACTCTGCGACTCTGCGCTATTAACAGTTATATGGCTCGAGCTAGAAGTAGCCGTAGTAATTAACTCGTCCGCAATAGTTATAGGTCTCGAGCTTCTTATAGCTCCCGAGATATTGGTAGACGTTCTGTTCTGTATGCCGCCCTGTAATCCTTTATCGATAGTAGCTATCGTAGTCCGAATCCTATTCTGACTCGAAGCCCCGCCAGTATTAGTAGAAGAAGCGACAGACGACTTTAATACTCCGTAAGTTACTTGGTTGAAATAATTAGAGTATGTTTGAGACGGTCCCAAGGCGTAAGTTATCGTCGCGTTGCTTATGAAACTTTGCACCGCTTGAACAGCCGTAAAAGTTCCGAACGTCCCGTCGCCCATAAAAGGTTTGGTTATCGTTATGTCTACAGTAGCTAAGTTGGGAGCTATAAATGTAGATCTATTTGCCGAAGATGTAGTCCTATCTGAACGCACCCTTCGAGTAATACTTCCGACAGATCCAAATCCTACTTGGTATGTCGTCGTGTAAAAGGATTTTATCGTCTCGACGCTTTCGCCGAAGTCTAGCGTCGAATTGGTAGTCGTAAATCTATGACTTAATTTAGTATCCGTAGAATTAGTAAAGAAGGACGATGTTATCGTAGAGGTGACTAGAGATCCTACTGTAGTCGTAGTTAAAGTATTAACGATTCCTGCGTTATTCGACTGAACGTAAGTATTAAAGTCGCTATTAAAAACTCTAGAGATAGTTATGATAGACTCGGATGATGGATTTACTAGGACTCTATTTGCTAGAATATCTGAGCCTGTTACGAAGAACCCTCCTCCGCTTACTGTCGCGACTCTATATGTGTTATCCGTATAATTACTGAACGTAATCGTTTCTGCTATATAATCCTCGACAGTTAAGTCGGTAACTCCGCCTTGTGTAACTGTAGATGTTCTAAATGAATACGAATCGCTATATGTCGATAATAGATTACTAGATAGTAAGGAATAGCTAGAGGACGTAGAGGTAGTCTGAGTTCCTATTATTAGTCTTTCAAATTCTAGGAGTCGAGTCCCTATGGATGTCGCTTGTCTATTCGTAACTGGAGAAACTGTTCCTGTAAACACTGTAGAATAAGTATCAGTAGTTTTACCACTTCCAGTCTCGACACCACTACCCTCATCATCGGAAGTAGTTCTAGTAAACCCAAGTACAGCAGACAGAGTAAAACCATTTGTGGCATTGTAGCTATTAGAGCCTGCTCGAATGCTTTTAGAAGAATAACGAGTAGACCCAGAATTAGAAGCATTATAATCTTCACTAGCATTCGTTCCTGTCTTGCTAAAAGACAGCCCCCTTTCGGTGCTACTATATAGAGTGCTTCCCAAAGTAGTCTGCGCCGATGTTGCTCCAGCGTTAGAGCCAGCAGTAGTTCCTCCTCCGATTCCATTCGCTGCGCTTTTAGAAAAATTTGTTATCCCGCTAAATGTATTAGTTTGACTGAAACTAGCACCTTCCTGCGATCCAGAATAACTCTCACTAGAAAACTCCTTACTGCTAGCATCGAACGAGTTCACCTTAGTCGATTGCGTAGTATAAGAATAAGAAGAATTCGGAAAAAATGCTCCCTGAGTAGCACTTCGACTTTCGACTGAGCTGAATGTATCGAATCCAGACCCATGCGTGTTAGTGTATAAACTATATCCTACTCCATAGTGTCGAGTCCCGTAGGGAATATCGTGAGTAAACGCCATGTTTCATCCTACTGTTTGAACCCACGTATAGTAGATGTCGTTCGGATATTCTCCTATCGTTATAGATTCCTTGGGTTTCTCAAAAGCTATGTTAACAGTAAAGAATAAGTTACTAGTTACTAGCTGACTTATAACATTTGTCTCACCTACTATCGCGATAGGATATTTAAAATTAGTGTTAACCCCATTCTCCTCGAATGGTATTCCGTCAGGAGCGGAGGACTCACGGACTAGATCGACAGAGGTTATTCCTGTATCATCTGCATCGATATCTAGACAGATATAGCTAGTTCCGCTTCCGTTATCTACTGTTACGCTAGAAGGAAGGACTCCGTTTACCAATCCAGGGTTAATTACTACTGCCGAACTATCGACGCTAATAACTTCGAAAGGATTATATTTAAGTAGTAGATCGTCTCCTTTTCCTGGAGCTATAAGAAGAGATCCGTCTCCGTTCTGTCTTACAGTAATTCCTCCTGCACCCTTAGAGTTAAAGAGTCCGTTTATAGCGTCGATAAGCTCGTTCGCTTTATCTGTGTCGAGTAGAGAAGGAGCTTCGTTTTTAGTAAGTCTCTCGATCATATAACAAACTGGCTGACTATTTCGTAAGTCTTATTATAGTAGATATTACCAAGATACTTCCCCGCTTCGAACTTAATCGGATTAGAAGGCGAACCAGTAGAAAAAGTAAAAGTTAAATCGTCGTCGATACTACCAGTATTCCCATTAGAAGGATTCGCTTCATAGCCTGCAGTTTGAATAGTAAAAGGAGCTAGAGTTCCTGCCTGTATCTGATCTAGAGGCGCAGACGCATATTCGTGCTTAACTCTAACTACGCAATTTATAGAGCCAGACTTCTGTTCCGTAGAAGCGAAGACATTTTCATCGAAGTTTCTAACGTCTTCTATACCCTGTAAGTTT